AACAGTCGATTGGAATGTTTTTAAACCTTAATTCAAGTTCAATTGTAGTAGTATGTTGCGAGGGATTTGTCTCGTTCAAGTACTTGAGCATATTAGTTAGCTCCTTGTTATATTTGTGTGTGTCTATTAGCATTTAATATGTATTTGAATTTCGAAATTCATTTTTCTTACCTGACACGTTTGCAATTTTTATTTAATGTCAAGTGATATTAGTATGGATAAAGTAAAGATTAAAGAGTTTGACATGGATGAAATGATGTCTGACGCTACAGTGTTGTTATTAGGTAGGAGAAGGACTGGAAAATCATGGCTGGCACGGGACATATTATACCATCATCGCAAAATACCAGCAGGTATAGTCTTTTCAGGAACTGAAGCTGTAAGTCCATTCTTTGGAGACTTTATACCAGATTCATTCATTCACAATGAGTACAAGCCAGAATTGATTGAAGAAATGATGGCTAGGCAGTGTAGAAAAATACGAGAAGCAAAGGATTCTGGTAAGAGTGATACTGGAAAGACTAGAGCAAATAATAGGTTTATACTATTAGATGATTTGCAACATGATGCTGCAACATGGAAAAAGGACAAGACTATTAAAAGCATCTTCTTTAACGGGCGTCATTTTAATTATCTCTTTATAGTGACTCTACAGTATCAGATGGGTATTACACCAGAACTAAGAAGTAATCTTGATTACATTTTTATATTCAAAGAGTCATCGATAAAGAATAAGAAAAAAATGTATGAAGACTATGCTGGAGTCATTCCTACATTTGAATACTTTTGCAATATCCTAGACTCATGTACAGAAGACCATAAATGTCTTGTTATAAAGACTAGTGGTACGTGTTTTGAAGATTCTGTATTCTATTACAAGTCTAAACCTAGGATGAATTTTCGCATTGGTAGTGATACACTATGGACATATCATGATAGGAAATACAATAAACGTTATGGCGAAATCCTTGATAAAGATTATCAGACAAAGTTGAATTACGAGAAACAGTTTGGTAACGCAAAGAAACTCAAGGTTATAGTCTCGAAAGAAGGAGACATTATAGGACACGAGTATCATTAGACTGATGTCACTGGTCGTACATTATATGGTCTTAGACACGTAACGTGAATTATAGCAATTACAAGTTACTAGCATAAAGATTCCAAATATTGTATCTGGACCCATTTCAATTACGCACTCAAGTGACACAACTTGTGTCATAAAGAGTTTAAAAACATTATAATGTCTAATAGTAACAAAGATGATGACACCATTGCATAGAGGAGTAGCTCAACTACTACACATTATACAATCTTCCTTGTTGTCTATAGAACATTGAAGTGTTAATTCTTGGTCTCTGGATTGTTTTTCCATTTCTGGGTCCACACTGAATTTACCAGAACTCGCAACACTCTTTGACCGGAGATAATAAATCCCAGTCTTGAGATGATTCTTCCAAGCATAAAAATGCATACTTGACAGCTTTTTAATAGTTGGATTTGCCATATATAGATTCATACTCTGAGTTTGGTCGATAAATACACCTCTATCTCTACATTGATTTATAACAGCTTTCATACTGATTTCCCATGCAGTCTTGTACAAGTCTTTGAGACTTTGTGGAATTTCCGAGATGGTCTGAATACTTCCGTCAGCTATAATCAACTTGTTTTTCATTGTTTCATTCCAAAGTCCTAATTCGGTAAGGTCCTTTACAAGATACTTGTTGAGTACAACAAATTCCCCAGAAAGAACTCTTCTCTTGAATATACATGAGTTCATTACTTCAAATGACTCTGAATTTCCCATAATTTGAGCAGTACTAGCAGTAGGCATCAATGCAGTCAACATTGAATTTCTTATACCATACCTTTTAATATCTGCCTTGATTGTGTCCCAATCGTATCGTCCAGAAATATAATCATCTAGATTAATATTATCAAAGTCTTTGGCAAGGTCAAATTGTAACTTACCTTGACTGAATGGTGAGCCATCAAAGGTACTATATGGGCCTTGCGTCTTTGCTAACTCTATACTTTGTTGGACTAGACCGTGATATAAACATTCAAAGATTTCCTTGTTTAATTGAGCTGCCTCTTTTGACTCAAATGGAAATCTCATTTGAATGTATACATCTACAAGACCCTGGACTCCTATTCCTAATGGTCTATTCTTGTCATCGGTCTTTTTTGTTTCTGGTGTAGGATATTCATTGTTGTCAATTACATTATTCATTGCAAGTACTGTACTAGTAGCAACAGAATGCAGATGGTCAAAATCAAAATACGGTTTCTTTTGGTTGTCATACTTGACAAATTTTGGAAGTGCTATAGAGCATAGATTGCATACTGCATAATTACTATCATCTGAATACAATATGATTTCATTACATTGTCCAGTTATTACTCCATTAAAGATTCCTAGACCGCGTTTTTCTTCTTTGAAACAATATGTATCCGAAATTATACCAGTGAATTTGACGTCGGTTACTCTGACCATTGGTTTAGGGACTCTAGTCGTCATTCTAGTTAACCTGTCTGATTTGAATCCTAAATGATATAGTGTTTCAATATCTGAATAATCTAATTTCAAGGAATATGTACTTGTCTTTACATGAGGATTGCATCCCATAGTCTGTAACATGTATTTTATATCTTGAAGGAATTGGACGTCTCTAGGTTTTATATAGATAAATATATAATTTGATATCGTATTGAATGTACTATGCTGACATACAGAATCAAACCATTTAATTTTACTATCAAGAGAGTAATTTACTGGAGGATTTATAATATTTGGATAGACATCCGAGAAAATCGGTATACCATTCCTTGTTAGAAATTGCTCTTCTACTATAGTAAATCTCTTGTCTCCATCTAAAATTGGATAAGAAGTTTTGATAAGATTCATTCCTTCAAGCAAGTCCTTTGCTTCTATTATATCAACATTCCCTTTGTCATTAAGGATGTGAAACTTGTGGTACAATGTACATTCTAGAATACTTCCGTTACTAAATGATATCTTTACTAATTCCTGATTTTCTCCTGTTTTAACTATTGTTGTATTTGTAAATTCTTCTCCGTTCCATACTCTTACTTGCTTATTATCTAATTCTTTAATTGTATGATACCCAGAATCGGTGAGAATCATTGTCTCTGGAGCCACACATAAATTAGATGATTTGGCAGTTCCAAGGTTCTTTTGATTAAACTTTTTGTTTGCTGCGTCCTTGTAAGTGATATAAGGAACCCCTGATTCTATTTGAGCATCTAGAATCTTGTTCCATATTTCCCTGGCTTTAATCTTCCTAGTATACAAACCTTTTGAAATATAGTCGTCATACATCTTATCAAACTCTTCAGAATGAACATCATGTAATCCAGGTGACTGATTTGGACACATAAGATACCAATCTCCGTCGCATTCTACTTGTCTCATAAAGTAATCTGGAGTCCAAATTGCATAAAAGAGGTTTCTCGCTCTTCTTTCTTCAGCTCCTTGATTCTTTTTAAGGTCTAGGAAATCTAGGATTTCTGCATGCCATGGTTCCAAGTAAATAGCAAATGACCCTTTTCTTTTAGACCCTTGGTTTACGTAAGCTGCAGTCTCATTGTATACTTTCAACATCGGGACAATCCCATCACTTATTCCATTTACACCCTTGATAGGCGCTCCCTTTGCTCTTATATTTGAGATATGAACTCCTATTCCTCCACCCAATCTCGAAATTCTTGCACAATCAGAGATTGTCTTGTAAATCGAGTCCATTGAATCATTTGTTCCAAGTAAAAAGCATGAGCTCAATGATTGTTTCTTTGTTCCAGCATTGAATAATGTCGGGCTTGCATGAGTATAGTAATGTTGTGAAAGTAGATTGTATGTTTCGAGAATGTTATCCGTATTCTCACGATGAATGGCAATAGCTACTCTAAGGTAAAGATATTGTGGTCTTTCTATAATCTTTCCGTTAATTTTCAAGAGATAACTCTTTTCAAGAGTCTTGTATCCAAAGTAATCAAACAAGTAGTCTCTTGGATGTATAATCATGGAATCAAATAATTCCTTGTTTTTCAATACAAGTCGGTAATGGTCATCTGAAATGACATGTGAACTATGCAACAAAGTACATGCCTCACTAAAGGAATCAGGGGTATTCTTGTGCATATTACTGATTATAATCCTTGAAGACAATTGTTTGTAATCAACATTTGTAGTAATACTTGCACATATTCTAGCAGCTTCTTCATCCAATTCAGAAGAGGTTACACCATCATAAATTGAAGCAATTACGCGCTGAGTAATTACATCATAATCGATACTATCCAATTTTCCCAAGGATTCGTCATTGCATAAATTTTTAACTCTATAGAGAATTTTATCGAATGATAATTCCTGGCTAGTACCGTCTCTTTTGATGATTCGCATTGTACTAGACCATTGGAATTCAAAATTCATTTTTCCCTTTGAATACTTTGTACTTGAAAAAAAGATTTTTGAGATGATGGTGACGTAAATTTTATGAATGGGTCTCTGTTATCTCTGTGCGAATTCTGTTTTATTTTATTTTGTAATGTTATAGTTGTAATAGCAATGTCGAATTCGATAAACAAGTATTCTAAATGGATTACTAATGGTGGGTCTATATTCATCAGTGCGCATAACATTATAACATTTGACAATAGTGTTACTAGGAATTTGAATATAGTGGGTATTCTGATAGCATTAGTTAGTATTCTCAATAATGACGATGATTTGGATTTTCTAATAAACGTACTTGATATCACTTTTACAGTGTATTCTTTAAGATTATATAAGCGATTGGGTATGAATGAAGAGGCAAAAGGGACTACTATTTCATTGGTATTCTCTCTAGTATTAAATGCGGTGTACTTGCAGAATTAATTAGATTCATATCATTCTATTCAACCTATTTAATTCTTCTAAACATAAGTTGTATTTTTCATCCATGATTCTATAGTATCGTTCATCTTTTATACTTGAGTTATTATATTCTGTTGTGACAAACGAGTGTTGATTACAATCTCCAATTAATGGATGATATTCGCTAATTCTATAACCACATCTATCTTTTGCATTTCTAAGACCAAGATACATGGGAAGTTCTTGACCTCTGTGACCAAAACGTTTTGTTTCGAGTAATGCAGTTGATATCTTGCTTGTAGTTTTTTTAGTATGTGATTTACCAGCAAATCCAGGATTAATTTGTCTAGTTTCACTTTGCTTCTTACATGTTTCTTCTTTAGACCTACTGACTGTCTTTGCTCCTCTTTGCGTATTGTATCCAAAATTATCATCTCTCGAATTATATAAATTGATAAATTTATCTTCATACATACCTGCTAATTCTGTATTCACCTCCATTAAAACTTCCAACTTGACGTCATCGCCAAAACGTTTGAATGCATTCGCAATCTTGCTATCTCTAGTCCTTGATTCTGTTATATGATTCGACAACCTGAGTCGCGAACCTCTCCTGTTACCATTTCTATCCAACACATTACATTGACCAATGTAAACTTTATTGTTCGGAAAAGTTATCATATAAATCTCACTTGAATTCATATTTTGCGAAACATACCTGTTCAGAATTCACTTTTCAATCCATGTTCAAATATCTAATTCTTAAAATTATTTTCTTGAATAATTTTGTAATTCTCGACTACGTTCAAAAGTTCAAATTTGAAAATTTATTTTCTTGACGTATAATATAAACATTAATGGCAGGCGGATTGATGCAACTCGTAGCTATCGGAGCGCAAGACTTATTTCTTACCTCTAATCCAGACATCACTTTTTTCAAAGTTAACCACAGAAAATATACCAATTTCGCCATCGAATCGATTGAACAAAACTTTAGCGGTCAAGTTGATTTCGGAAAGAAAGCCACCGTTACTGTTTCCAGAAATGGTGATTTGATTCACAAAGTCTACCTTCAAGTCGACCTTCCAGCCATGACCCAAAGCACTGGTGACGTCCGATGGACTAGAAACATTGGTCACGCCTTGATTGAGGAAGTTGAAATCCAAATTGGAGGTCAAACTATCGACAAACACTACGGTGACTGGTTGAACATCTGGAACGAACTCACCCAAACTGCTGAACGTGCTGATGGTTACAATGTCATGATTGGTAACACCAGTACTCTTAATGAAGCTGATACTTCCATCCCAGCAACTACCTTGTACGTTCCATTGCAATTCTGGTTCTGTAAAAATCCAGGTCTCGCTCTTCCACTTATCGCCTTGCAATATCATGAAGTTAAATTCAATCTTACCTTTAGAGCTGCTTCCGAATGTTACATCACCGATGACAACTTGGCACCTACTTCCGGAGTTCCATCGCTCGGAAACGCTAGTTTGTTTATCGATTACATCTACTTGGATACCGAAGAACGAAGACAATTTGCCCAAGTTCGTCACGAATACCTTATCGAACAATTGCAATTCGGTGGCGCTGAAGCATTCTCTTCCAGCACCTTCAAGAGCAAACTCACCTTTAACCACCCATGTAAAGAGTTGGTCTGGGTTGTCCAACCTGATGCCAATGTTGACAGTGGTGCCAACAGATGGTCTGATTATACCGATTCTGGTTTGAGTGCCCCAGATTTCTATTTGGGAGATGACCCACTTGCTGATGCCAAACTCCAATTAAATGGTCAAGATAGATTTGCAACCAGAAAGGCTAGATACTTTAACGTTGTACAACCTTACCAACACCACACCAGGACCCCAGCTGCTGGTATCTACGTCTACTCATTTGCCTTGAACCCAGAACAATTCCAACCTTCTGGTTCAGTCAACATGTCTAGAATCGATAGTGCAGTCCTCCAACTTTCAACTACTTCAAGTGTCGCCTCTAAACTCCGTGTTTACGCAGTCTCTATGAACATCCTTAAAATCGTCAGCGGTTTGGGAGGTTTAAATTATTCGAATTGACCTAAAATTCAGTCTTTTGGTATTAAATTAAGTATTCTGAATGTTAAATTCAGTCATTTGCGAATGAAAAGTTTTGTTAGTCAAACATTAAATTTAGTATGTATTACAAATTTAGTGATTTAAAAGAATTTCCGAGATAATGTATCTCTAAGTCTTCGTTTTTAGTTAATTCAGTTTGTTTAATTCTAACTTGAAGCTTCTTCTTAGTTTCATGTTTGAATATCTCACTGACTTCTTTATTGATAATGTTTTGTTGATGAATTCTAGTCTCACCTATATCTTTGAATGTATAATGTTTCATTACATTATACATTACTCTGAGATGCCCTAAGAAGATTTCTAGGTCCAAATCTTTTTTCATGAAATTACATGTTGAGCAACAACTTTTACAGTTACTGATAATATACCCAATAGAATTATCCACTCTATCAATTCCATTGTATCTCTCATTCCTACATATATAACATCTGTCTTTAGTAATCTTATTAAAAACATCCTTTGTTAAATAAAATTCTTTAGATTTCTTAATTGCACTGTGACCATATATAATAAAGGATTTAGGACTATAGTCAAATTTGATGTCATTTTCAGTTCCGCAAACAATGTTTTCAATATGTTTGAAAAGAATATCTGGTGACAAACCGCCCTTGATAAAATTACATCTGGTACAAGCAGGGACTACATTATCTCGAGTATAATCTTTAGAGTTATCAACTCTATCAATTCCACAATAATCGTCATCTCCAAACATACTTGGTTCAATATCACAATAAAAACAGTTACTAGTAATTAATTCAGTAATCTCGTTATCTGAAAACTGACATGTTCTGCCATGAACTCCAATATAATTTCTTGTATACTTTATCTTTGAACTGATACAATTTTTAAAATCCTTATCCATTTTCTTACATTTTTCAGGATTTTCCTTTCTCCATTTTACCATATATTCTGCTTTATTTCTTTTGAATTCTTCTGGATTTTCTACAAACGTTCTTAGATTAAACTCAGTAAAAAGCATTCTCATCTTGGCTACATTACAATCAATACATTCATTTCTGAATTTGTAATTATCAAGACGTAATCTGAATTGTCCAATAGGCTTCTTTTTTTCGCATATATTACATATTTTAAGAGTACCCAAATCAGTACTTTCTAGTTTTATCTTGTTCTTTTCAGCAGTTGCTGCTCTATCAATTTTATCACATGCTTTACACTTATTTTGGTCAGTCAGCATGTACTGATTTTCAATTATCTTCATACATTTACTACATTTTCTATGAGATGTTATTTGTATAACTTCTTTAATCGCTTTTCGACTTTTTTTACACCTACATTTACAACAAACGTCTCTACCAAGTTCTCTTGGATTTGTATTTTCAAACTCACCACATTCTTTACATGCAGCATTGTGGTCGTGTCTTGTCTCAGACGCTTCTTTACCGATACATCAATAGTTAACTAATACTACAAGTGATAGTTAACCAAGCAACTTATATCTAAGTAGGCTGTATCTGGCATATAATTTTTAATTGTTTTACCAATTTTTAACAAGAATGTTTGAA